TTGATGGTTGTGTGCGTGAACGACAACATGCTGATAGTTCACCGACGCAGGAACAATCTTGATCGCAGTTCCGCTGTTGCACTCATAACTGGCAGCTGTAAATGGCATCAATCACCTCTCAGAGCATCAACAATACTTGCAAGTCGTCCTCTTCGGCGACGAATGTGATATCACCCACAGCAGACGCATTCACACCAGCCACAATCGGTGTGCAATACGCGAGCACCGTCTTCGGATTCGGAACAACAACCTCAGGCACAACCTCAACTTCAGGTTCGCGTTTCTTCTGTCTCGGCTGCGCATACGGATACGGTCGACCACCCGTCTGCTGAACCGGTGCAGGCGGAGGCGTAGGCGGAACAACAGTCCCAGTCGCCGAAGCAGCCAACCCGCCGAGCGGTGCATCACCAACAGCGTCCGCCGAGACCGCTCCATCGGCGGAAGCCACCAGACCGCCCAGGAGTCCCTCTGCTGAGGCGACCACGCTGATGACACCAGTTGCTGCCGCTGTCGCTTCTCCGAGCCCCGCAGCCGCCTCTGCGGCGATTGTGATAACAACAGCCGCCGTTGCTATTAGTTCGCCGAGCGGTGCATCAGCCTCACCGGTATCGGACACGATGCCAGTTGCCGAAGCCTCAAGTCCACCCAACTGCGCTTCGGCATCGGCCACCACCTCGACATTGACCTCAGCAATCTCGGCGAGCAGTTCACCGAGCGGCGCATCAGCCGTCGCCGTGATGACTCGTGTGACCGTGCCGGTCGCCGACGCCGACAATCCGCCGAGCGGCGCAGCCGCAGTCGCTGGTGTTGTGAACGTCGTACCGTCGAGTTTTGCGTTGCCGTCAAGGATCGACGTATCAAGAACAAACGCTGGTGATGGACCGTCGAGTCCTACGTTGGCGTCGTTGAGTTGCGACTGGTCGAGGTAGAACCGTGCGACCATGTCGCCCGCTTATGAGGCGAGCGTCAGTGAGACCGTGAGTGCGCCCGAGGAGATCGTGAACGTGTCACCTGCCGTGTAGGCGTTTGCGGTGATGGTTCCTGAGAACAGGAAGTTTCCTGCCGAGATGTTGTCCCAGGCGGTGAAGTGTGTTGCGTCTTGCGAGCCTGCGATGTTCGTCCAGGTGATTGCGGCATCAGATGCGATCGAGCCCGTTGAGGCGGCTGCGAACGACGCTTCTTTGCGTGTCGTTTCGGTTGCCGCGTTTGATGTGCCGTTCGCGCCAGGGTCACCAACGTGCAGTTTTACATACACGGTCGCCACAGCGAAAGAAGTGTTGTTGCCGATCGCATCAAGCCATGCATTCGCCAAATACGAAGAGATACCTGTTGCCATCAGCCTTCAACCCTTTCCACGATTTCAGTGATGCGACCGTCCTCGCCACGCACCACCTGGCGCACGACGGTGCGCTGTTCGGGGACGTTGACGTTGACGACTGTTTCTGGCACGTTGACGACCGGCGCGTCGACATGCACGGAAGGCGGTGCGACGTGAATGACTTGCTCTGGCATGTTGAGGTTAAGTTCGCGTGTGCCTGCGTCGTAGACGGTTGCCGGGGCGATCGGGTTGATTGCAGCCACTGGTTGCAGCGATGCGGTCGGGACACCCGTGTGCTCAATCTCTGGCATGTCAAGAGCTGCGAGCACGGCGGCTGGCTGGAAGCCTGATGCGATGAGACGCTGGGCGATTGCGGATTTGCGGTCAAGGTCGGCGAGGTTGGCTGCGGTGATGTCGATGTTGGTGAGCGGTACGCGGTAGACGTCTCCGCCTTCGATTGGCGACATGTCTTCGTAGCGTCGCACGTCGTTGACCGAGAGGTAGCCGTTGGCGAGACCTGACTGGTACGAGGCGTTGCGTGCCGCGATGTCGCCACGCAGCAAACCTGCGGTCGTGAAACGAATGAACGCACGACCAGCCAGCAACACACTGTATTCGGATTCAATCTTCGACAGATACGGCGTCAACGTGTGCTGCAAGAAATGCAACTGATTCGCCTCAACCGACGCATACGACATCGCACCTGGCGTCGTCACACCGATCATCGACGGCGGCACACGGAAGATGCGAGCAATCTCCTCAACCGCAAACTGGCGAGATTCGAGGAACTGTGATTCGTTCGGGTCGACGCCGGTCTTCTGGAACGTCGCACCACCGAACAGGATGCCTGGACGATGCGAACGACGCAAACCCTTGTGGCCGTCCTCGAACGCATCGACGAGATTCTTCGCCTGCTCACGAGACAAGTTGCCGGGGAACTGAATGATGCCAGTCGTCGACGAACCCTGTCCGAAGAAGCGTGCAGCAAACTCTTCGAGCGCACGCGATAGACCGAGGTTCTCTTTGACGAGGTCGATGCGTGATTTGCCACGCAACTCGCCCGGTAGCACCAGGTCTTTGATGTGGATCATGTCGACGTCTTCGATGCGGTCTTTGGCGTCGTGGACGTAGAAGAGGCGGCCTGCGCCGTCGCGTCGCACCTCGACACGTTGTGGGTTCAGCACCGAGAGGGCGAGCACTTCGCCTTCTTCATCGCGAATGATGCGAGTGAAGCTGTTGCCGTTCAACAGGAGTGAGACCAGAACTTGTTGGAAGTGGTCGTCTTTGGTGACGCCGATGTCGGGTGCATCAAGCCACGCTGGACGCGGACGGTATTGCAGTCGCACGCCTTCTTGGCGGATGTACGAATCAACCGGGAGGCTGGCGATGGTGTCGGCGATGAGACGCACGCACGCATACACCGAACCAATCTTCAGCGAATCTTCCTGCGTGACATACACGCCCGAGTTCGTCGTGAACGTGTAGCCGTCACCGAGCGCGAACAGCGACTGGAACGAAATCGCACGCTCCTCATCACGCTGCTCGCGTGTCGGCACCAGCCTGTCGAAGATCACTTCTTATCGTCCTTCGCCACACTGCGAGACAACGCGAACGCTGCACCAAGGCAGGCGATACCAAACACCATCGCCCCGAGGGCGGGCGACACGAGGAAGCCCGCAGCCACCAGCGCAAAGATTCCGACAAGTTCTAGCACGACCACGACCATCCTGACCTCCTAGGTTAGACGAACAAGCGTAGTCATACCACGAAGAAACCTGGCGTCGGTTCTTCCGGCGCGGTCGTCGTTGCCCGATCGGTTGCCATCGCCAACGCAATGACCGCGTCAATCTTGCGTTTCGACTTGCCTTTGCTCAATGTCCACCCGTTGTCCTTCATGCGTTGAGCAGCCGACAACACCTGGTCAGTGAACAGCGGATTCCCGTCATGCGCCAACTTCTGATTCACAATCAACTCGTACAGATTCCCGCACGCTGGAATCATCCGCTGCGGCGACTGCGGAAATTCCGTCATTGGGAATCCATCCTCGGCCAGAGCTTCTGCAGTGCGCATGAAGAACGCCGGGTCGAACGCAATCTCCTGAATGTCGTACTGCTGGGCCATCTCTCGCAGGTACGACTCAACTGCCGAGACGTCCATCACCCCACCCTCGGGTAGCCAAATCTTTGCCCTAGCAACGATGCGCCCTTCGACGTGCTGAACCAGAACAACGGCGGTCGTGTCACGCTTCAACGCCATATCCACACCAATCCACGTCGGTGCACCCGGCACGAGTTGGAGATCGGAGCGGCACAACTCGAACGCGCCCTGCGGCAACCACGAATCCTCAGCAGTACGAACCCACTGATTGAACCGATACCGACGCACACTCACTTCGCTGGTCTGACGCACCGCAATCTCCATGTCCTCCATGTCGAGCAGACCTTCGGCAAGATTCGGATTCGCCTGCAACCACGCATCACGATCATTCAGGTCGCAACCCTCCGGCGCCTCCCACCACCAAAATCCGAACTGCTCATCCTCAAGCTCACCGCGGCACACCTTCTGGCCGTAGGCGTACAGAGTTCCGCAGATGCTTGAGAGGTCGTAGCCAGCGGTCGTGATTGCCACAATCTGCGGGTCACGCCTCGCACCAGAACCGAGCGTCAACGCATCCCACAGTTCTGAGTTCGGTTGAACGTGCAACTCGTCAAAGATGACGGTGCTCGGGTTCAAGCCTTGCTGAAGTTTCGCATCACTCGACAGCACCCGGTAGACGCTGTGCGTCGACGGAACCTCAATCGCATCCCGATACACCTTGCAGATTCCACTCAACGCAGGTGACTGCTGCACCTGCCACTTCGCCTCATCGAACACCACCCGCGCCTGACGACGATCACCAGCCGCCGAATACACCTCAGCACCATGCTCACCCTCGATGAGACCGTACAGCGCAATGAGCGAACCCAACAACGATTTACCGTTCTTGCGGCCAAGACCAATCAGGCTGCGACGGTATCGAAGCAGCCCATCAGCCCTGCGTTCATACAGCGACTCAATCAACTGCTTCTGCCAAACAGTCAACTCAAACGGCTGACCCGCACGAATCCCTTTGGATACATGCATGAACGTCGACGCAAAGTCAACGACACGCTGCCCGTCAGACTGCTGAAACTTCCTCGGCGTCGACCACCTTGG